GTCCTGGGCGGGAGGGCTCTAGACTTTTGACCCGCCCCACCCCTTGCTGATGCCCCGCTTGGCCTCGGCTGCTGTCTTGGTCAAGTGGCACGCATGGCAAATGCCTTGCAGGTTGCTTTCATCGTCTGTGCCGCCTTCAGCTTTGGGCACCTTGTGGTCAACTTCCTTGGCAAGCGTTACGCGGCCTGTAGCAGCACATGGCTGACAAAGCCCTTGGTCTCGTTTTAAAACCAACTCACGCAGTTTTGACCAAGCTGTGCCGTATCCGCGCTCGTGTCTGTTGCCACGCTTCTTATCAGCAAAGCTGTTCGCTTTCGGATGCTTCGGGCAGCGGCTGCTGCCATCACGCACCAGGACACCGCAACCGGGCTGGCTGCAGGGCTTGGGTGCTGCTTTCATAGTGATAGATGTTCTTGGCTTGATTGATTGCGTGAAGGCCTCGCCAGTGCCATGCTTGTCACTTCTTACGATGGTCAACAGGACAAAGCCGCCTATTCGTTTAACCAAAGAAAAACCCCGGCAAGACATTCATCTGGCAGGGGTTTGGCAGTGCAGTCCGGGGTGGTGTCACGTATTGCAAAGCTTGCCAGAAATGTACCTGCTTTCTCTATGTTGGAAAACTGTTTTTTTGCTTTTGCGCACGCTCACCAAACCACTCACTCAGCGCCTTGTCTGCCGCGTCAAGGTTGGCATACACCGTACTCTCAGCGCAACCCCGGCGGCGGCAGGTTTCCTTAATGCCAATGCCTTGCACATAGATGTGCTGCAGCGTCATGTATAGGTGCGACCTGGTGGGGCGCAGGGACTCGACCGCCGTGTTGGTGACCGACGCATCAATGTAATCAATCGGGATGACCGACTCACGGTAGCCGCCACCGGGCTCAGACAGCAGCACCGACTGGGTGGCATAGCCCAGGCCGCCGCGCCCTTCCTTGTCCTTCCACAGCGCCCAGTTTTCCAGGCGGTGCTTGACCCATTCAATGCGCGCCATCAGAAGCTCCTGTTGTTGCAGTTACATCCCACCAAATTACGACATGCTTCAAACCAAAACCAACCATGCAATAGGCAGTAGCCTGCATGATGGTCGTCAAAAAGAAAGGTGCTCCCATAACGTACCCATTTTCAAATGCGTAAAAACAGTTGGCTACACCTCGCAAGCCGCGCCGCACGTAGGAATAAGCGGTCTGACCCACTTCTTTGGCTTTGTCCTGAATGGTTTTGTAAGTCTCAGGCATGTTGGCTTTGATGATTGCGATTTGTTGATCAACGGTTTGCATTGCTGTCCTTGAGTTGTCTTGCCGTCCACACGTCCACTTAAATACATTGATGTCATCACACACACATAATCACTCGGGCGGGAGCGCGCGCGCGACGCATGTATCACGTGCCCGCATTGATGCTTGTCGCGCTCTTTGGACAATGCAGCAGCTTCAACTCGGTATTTCTGGAAATAGACCGTGCTGTGTGCTCATTGCCAAATGCTGGACGGCTGGACGGATGTGACGTGAGGCACACCCATACAGACGCCTGCATGGCGCGACAGGCGTGCCTAAGTCATGGGTGCATGCAATGACATCCCCACTACCGCACCACAGTGGGGGTGCAGCGCACCTCCCAGCCCTTCGGGCGCACTACTGCCAATCTTGCGTCTGGTAGTGCCTGCAGCACGGCACGTTTCCTGCGTCAGAAGCGTTTCTATTCGCTCGATCTGCATAGTCATCGTTCCGTTTTGATTTGTCATCGCGCGATCAGCGTTGTTCAGCTGATCTGCTTCATCACACGTACAAGCTCATTGGTGAAATATTCGATCACATCGGCTTCAGACTCCAGGTGCTCAGTTTCTGCGTGGAATGACCCATCCGGAGCCTGCAAAACATACAAACCCTTCCCATGCGGAACAATCGGTTTGATGTCGCTTTCAAAATAGCAATGGTCACCGGCGTCGATTTCCAACGACTCGATCAACCAGGCCAGCACCGGCGTCCGATGCAGCGTCTTAACAGGCAGCAGGCTCGCACTAAAGCCAACCGGCTCAACAATAAACCAGCCTTTGGGCTCGGTCGAGTGGGTCAAAACCCTGACTTTTTCTTCACTCATTTAAAACTCCAAAAATTAAAACGGTTCATCATCATTACCCCTGCCTTCACTGTCTGCGCTGGGGGAGGTAGTTGACCCTGCAGCGCTTTCATCATCGTCAATCTTTGGTGGCCAGTCTTGCGGCTGCTTGTAGCCCCGGCGGCGCTGGCCCGTGCTCTCCCGGCCATAGCCCCAGCCGTGGGCCTCAAGCCAGCCCCGTATCTGGCTTTCCAGCAAGCTGCTGGATTTGGCTGCATCCGCCCCCAGCGCACTGACCAGGCGATCAAGCGTGATGAACGTGGTGTGTTGGTTCAGATCATTGGTCAGCTTGTTCTCGCTGGTTAGTGCGCCTTCACGGGTCAGCAGCTCATACAAGCGGCTTTGCACGGCGGTTTCGACCAGGCGCAGCTTTTGTTCTGGCTCAAAATACAGTTCTTCTTCTTCGCGCGTGGGTGCATAGCGTTCACCCGCCACATAAGCCTTGAGCGCCTCGGCAAACAATTGCCCGCGCCACTTCTCCAGCCATGCCAGCTTGATCTGCTGGTCAATCCACACTGGCCAAAAGCGGCGGTTGCCGGTCAGGTCGTACAAATATTGCTTTTTGTTCGTGCTGCAGAAAATCACGCACTGCCGTGGATGCGCCTGCACATACTTGCCATACGCGCCACGAAAGCGGTCAATCGTCGAGCTAAAAAACTGCTTGACCTGCTCGGAATCCGCTTTGCGCAAAGCCGTCAACTCGCTCAGCTCGTAACCCCACAGGCCTTCAAGCTGCTCAAAACCGTCTTTACCGTTGCCGATGTCAAAGTGCGTGTCTGAAAAAAACTCGGTACCCACCAGGGTTTTGATGAAAGTGCTTTTACCCACACCTGGCAGGCCTTCAAACACCGGGCTGTAATCAAACTTGCAACCGGGATTCATGACGCGCGCCACCAAACCAATCAGCAAAAAGCGCCCCACCAACTCAAGATACCGCTTGCGCCGCGCCGTCATGTTGGTCGGGGCCATCCCCAGCACATGAATCAACCAGCGATCCAGCCGCGGCTTGTCGTCATGTTCCTGCTCTTTCAAATAGTCCTTGACCGGGTGGTAGCGCCGTTGGTCTGCCACAGTTTCCAGCGCTTCGCTCAAGGATGCGCGTGATGCTGCTTTCAGCTTGTAGGTGCTGCACAGGTAGTCACCCAGGCCCAGATCATCCGTGTCCTTCAGAGGCCCTGCACCCGCCCGCCATGGCCATGCCATACGCGTGCCGGGCGAACCGGACAATTCGTTGTAACCCAGGCACTCTTTCAGTGCGGGTGCTTTGCGCAAAGCCGTAATCAACAGCTTGCGGTTAACGCCCAGTTCAAACACCTCGCAGTCGTTTTGCTTGCACAAAAACGCCAGGTGATCTGCAAACGCGTCATCGCCAGCCCCGCCCCCCGTGGCGTTAACCGAGGGCGCGCCAAAATCACACCCTTCGCCCCCGCCAGAATGGCCCGCAGGCTTGTCAGAATGGCTCAGGGCAGCATCATCGCTACCGGCTGGGGGCAAAGGCTGCGCACCGCCAAAAAACGCCAATACGCGAGTGCCGTCCCAGCTGTCGGTGTTGATGGCGTCAGCACAGTCCCAGCCATTGGCAACCTCAAGCGGCGCCGGTATGGGCAACATCGACACCGTGCAAGCGTGTGCATCGCGCAACAGCGCACCAATACCCAGCATCGCCTTCATGCCCGGCTGTTTGGCTGCAGGTAAGACAGGTTTCATGGCTTGGACAATGTCACGGGCTGCGTCATCCAGGCAGGCCTCGCGCTCTTTCTTGCCCAACGGCTCGCGGTGACCGTCGCAGTCAGGCCACAGCAACACCGGGCAGCCATTGACCCAAGACCAATCAGACTTGCGCCAGGCATTGCAACCGCCGGCCCAACTCACCACCACATAGACGCCAGGAATGTGCTGATCCAGCAACGCCTGCAAAATGCTAGCCTTCTTTTCGCCCTCGACTACCACCACCGTCGGCAGCACGCCGTCAGCGGCAGCGGCAGTGATAGGTGATTTCCCGCCCGGGAAGTACAACGGCCTGGGCTCATCGAATGATTTCCAGTGCCACTTGCAGCCGCCGTCTTTGGCGCTGATGCACCATGTATAGGGCAAGGTCTCTTTCTTGCCCACGCTGGTCAAAAAGCGCACCACGAAACCCATGAGCGCACCATCAATCTGGTAAACCGCCTTGTGGTCGATCGGGTCCTTGTGGTCATCGCTGTTGCGATACTGATGCCAAAACGTGGGTTCCGGCGCAAAGTCCGGCACTGGCATGACGGTCTTCCAACCTTCATCCGATCTGGGCTTGCTTGCCACATGGGCAACAACCGGTGCAGGCCTGGGTGGGCGTGGTGCCACATCACCCGGCGCGCGCGACACACCGGCCACGTCTTCCAGGCCCAACTCGCGGGCCACTTCGGCAGCGGCCTTGCCGTTTCTGAAACCGTTGATGGCGCCATAGAGGCTGATCAGGTCATTCCCCGCCTCGCCCGTGGCAAAGTCAGACCACTTGCCGTTGACCATGTTGACGCTGCAGCTGGTGCCCTTGCCGCCACTGAGCGACCCGCACACGTACTCGTGGCCGTTCTTAACACCATCGGGCAGCCACATCGGCACCAGCTGGTCGATCTGGTCGAGCAGCACCCGGGCCAGATCGGCGAAATTGATGGGTTGGTTAACGTAAACCGGCGGCACCACCCCCGGGGTTTTTGCATTTGTCATGATTTTTTAGCGCCAGGTATCCAGGCAACATCCCAAATTAGTCCAGTCAGAGCTGCTCACCAAATCGGCATCCTTGGGCGCCGGGGCATACACCGCCACGGGCCGGTTGCGGTAGTCCACGCGGCGAGTGTCCACAATGTGCAAGTGGCCGTAACGCTTGAGGTCGCGCACCGTGGAGCGCCCCGTGTGCTGGCTCACTTGCGAGTGATGCACCATCTCGCGCAGGGTTGCGGTGCCCAGCTGGTGCGCTGACTGCAGCAAAGCCAAATGAACGTCACCGGCTGGGCGCATCAGTCGTCACCCCGATCGAGGTGTGACGGCTTGGCACTAATCGCCATGTTGCCATCCGGGCACTCTGGCCTCAGATTCCCGTACATGAAGCACCGCAGCCCAAACCTGGCCATTTCCGAATTCTTTCGGTCCTGGGCGTCTGCCACACAGCAGAGGTCCATGTACTCGCGGTCGGTCAGCCAGATCGTGACGCGGTTGGTGTGCTTGCCATCAGTGACGACCGACATGGTGCGCTCCTTGAGTTTGGGAATAAAAAGCACCACCCACCCCACGGTCGCGCAAACCGCTGCACGTCGCTGGGCGTGCATCACTGGCAAGGGGGAGTACCAAGCCACCAAGACGGGCGCGGCTGGATGGGCGGGTGGTGGCAAACGGGCGAGCGGCCCCACTGACTACTACACTGACGGCTCTCACACACGTCAACTTCATCAGGGGGCTACTCATGAAAAACATGCTCAACGGCCAATCAATCGAACTGACCTGCCCGCACTGCGGACACAAGATCAGCGAGACCATTGGCAAACTCAAGACGAATCCCAAGCTGACCTGCACCAAGTGCAAAGGCGGGATCAGCGTCGACGCAACGCACATGCGCACGGAAATCGCCAAGGTCGAAAAGGCGCTTTTGGACTTCAAGCGAACGCTTGGCAAACTGGGCAAGTAGATCGAGGTCTGCGTGCAGCTGCCGGGTGTCGCAGCGTAGGGTTATGGTCGTCTCAACACTCATCAAGCCCCCTGCGTGGTGGGTTGGGATGGGGTGGTGTCGCCAATCGGCTTACTATGCGAGTTCCACAACACGCAACCGAAAGGCGACACCATGGCAACTACGGGCTCAATGCAAACCTTCAACAAAGTGCAAGAAATGGCCCTGGAGCGCAACGACGAGCTCATCGAGGGCTTGACGCTTGGCTTGAGCCTGCTCAGCCAGGAAATGCACAAAGAGTTGCGCAAGATCAACGCTCAGTTGACGGATTTGGAGCGGCGGGTGAAGCGGCTGGACTGAACACAAGGAACCCAGCGCCAATCGCATGGGCTACCTTGACAGCCACCGCAGCCAGCGCGTCGGCTGATATTTCGTGGTCGTCTTGGATGGCCCATGTAACAGCACTGGCCACGGCTTGCTGCGCTATTTCGATGGCGGGGGTTGGTGATTTCGACATATCAGGCTCCTTGGGTAACGGGTTGGGATTGGGATTGGGTGGCCAGCTCGGGCCAGATTTTTTGCCAGTCATCGGGGCGCAGGTCGCGACGGGTGACGATGCTGTTGGTTACGGCTTCTATGGCAGCGCAATGTTCAATCGGCACACCGCGCTGTTTCCAGTTGCCAACAGCAGCAACAGACACATCCAGCTTTTTAGCCAGAAAAACACGACTGCCGACCACGCGCGCGGCAGTGTCGATAGCGTGCTCCATTTCGATTGGGGTGACTTGTATGGTTCGCATGATGCAACTCTAACACGATACGTGTTAACAAGTCAACACCACGTGTTAACACTTAATGTGTCAAATGTTTAACCATGAAAACCATTGGCGAACGCATCAAACAAGCCCGCACCGAAAGGGGCTGGAGTGCCTACGAACTGGCCAAAAAATCAGGCTACAAAACGCAGTCTGGCATTGGCAACCTTGAAAACAAGGCCACGGGAAGCGGTGGCAACAAAATTAGCGAAATTGCCCGGGCTTTAAGTGTGTCGGTTGACTGGCTGCTGAATGGGCCTGACTGTGACAACGTGCCATTTTTGTCCCCAGCCTTAGAGCAAGGCCAGGCGCTGCCACCATGGAAACTGGCGGCTGAATCAGGTGGTAGCGCGCTTTATGCTGTGCCGAATAATTTTGATTGGCCCTTTGAATTATTCAGCCAGGCCGACTGGCTGCTTTTGTCACCCAAAAAACGCGAAGACATTGAAAACTTAATTGCCGGGGCTGTGTTGAGGGCGAAGAAAACGAGCGCGTCATCAAAGGCCGCGCCTCACTCTACCTAGTAAATCAGCGTGTGTAAATCCCCCATTTGGGGGGGAAAGAAAGAGAATTTAAAGGGAGGTCACATGGAATGGATTGTTGCGATTGTTATTGGCGGTTTGCTGTGGCATTTTGTGATCCGTCACGCTGTCAAAGCTGCCGATGATGGACCAGAGCCAGCACCTAAGCCGGTAACGACATCCGCCCCAACGTTCACATGGCCCGAGCTGGGAAATTATGAATTTGACGTAGTCGGTGAAAGCTATCACCAAAATACACTGGCAGCCATGGCCGGAAACCATGGTGCCAAAAGTGCAGCGGTTTACACCACGGCGCATATCGTGCCGGATGCCAACAACCAATATGATGACAAAGCCATGCGCATCGACATTGCCGGCCACCCTGTGGGGCACCTGTCACGCGAAGATGCGCGTAGTTTCAGGCGCAGACTCAGCAGCAAACAATTGGGGATAACCACGACCAGCTGCGGCGCCTTAATAGTGGGTGGCCACGTTGACAAGGTTGGCAACAAGATGTCTTACGGGGTGCGCCTGGACATAAAACCCTTTGATGCTTGACCGACAACATCACAAATAAGACAACCGCCCAAGCGGCGGTTTTTTAACGTCCAAATTTAAATAACACTTTATGTGTTGACACGATAACACGTTTGGTGTTTAAATTCACTCCAACCCGCAATCAAGCGGTGAAGGAGTGAAGAAATGACAAAGCCAAAAGACAACCGCCTGAACATCGGGCGCGATGACACCACCACCCCGGCGCTGTTTGTGCATGCGCCACGGGCGCCCGAGGTGAGCAAAGATTATCCAAACCAGCGCCGGTTTGGTGGCAGAACTGCCCTTTGCAAACAGCTTGACAAGCATGATGAGGGCGCAGTGCGCATCACGGTGTACCGGAATGCTGAAATAGATGGCGGCGAGTTGATGGTGGCTGTGATGAGCAACTGGAACGAAATGATCCGCGCCACCGTGGCCATGAGCGCCGATGACATGCAGATGTTGGCTTGTGCTTTGCTGGATGCCGCGCACGACATTCGCACCCGCCCGGTAATCAAGGCCGACGTTCAGGCGGTGCCAGCATGACCACCCACCGCATCCTCAACGTGTTGCTGGCCGTGTTTGTGGGCGGCGCCTGGCTGTACCTGGCGGCCAACTTCGACCGCGAAGCCGCCCAGGGCGACGCACGCCATCAGGCGGGCCTGTCCGCTGAACTGCGCTTTGCCCGGGCTGCTGCTGCCCTGTGCGGCGGCGAAAACGCCAGCTGGGAGCTGCTGGGCGACGGTGCTGTGCAGTGCAAGACCAAGCGCGGCCACAAGACCATCACGGCGCAGGTGCAGCCATGAGCCCCGAGCAGATCGAAGCCATGGCCGCAGCCGCTCGCAAGGTCGTGCTGCAGCATATCAACCGCATTGCCGGACAGCAGCTCAGGCGCATGTTTGAAAGCTGGAGGAAGACATCATGAAACGCATCATGAATTTTCAATCTTATGTGGAAAACGGATCAGAAAAAGTTCCATGGTCTGGGTGTCATATTTGGAGTGGGGCTACAACCATCGGCGGCTATGGAACATCTCAGGTTGCGCGTCGACTTCATGGAACAACCATTGTTCATCGGGCGCTATTTTTAGAGCTGAACGGTGCAGTAAAAGCGGGTTCATACGTCTGCCATAAATGTGATGTTCCGCAATGCGTAAACCCCGAGCATTTGTTTTTAGGTACTCCATCAGACAACGCAAAAGACCGCGCTACAAAAGGACGGAGCGCGTCAAAAGTTGGATGCCTCAATGGGCGCGCAGTTTTAAAGCAATCTGATATTGCGCCGATTCTTGAAGCAATAGCCTCTGGACGCAAACAAAGTGACATTGCGGATCAGTACAAAGTTGATCAAACAGCCCGCCCGATCTGGATGGATGGCAAAGGCGTGCCGCCCGAATGCGGCAATTTCAAGATTGTGGATATGGGGCCGGATGATGAAGACTGCCAACCCTTGACGCACGATGAAAACATGGCCCTGGTGCGCACCTTGCTCGGCTGGCTGGCGGCGGTGCTGGGCATCGTGACCCTGGTGTCTTTTGCCGTGGGTTACAGCACCGAGCGCTTTGCCGGGGTGTTGCTGTCTTCTTTGGCGGTGGTGTCATGAGCGCCGAAAAGTACGTCGGCCAGCTCTACCTGGCCAAAAACACCAAGCCGCAAGCCCTGACGCGCCAGGATGGCAGCTTTGCCGTGCAGATGCTGGCCTACAGCCGCCCCGGCAACAACCTGCTGGTGCCCTGGCGCATCACCTACCAGGGCGACGACGCGCTGGGGTTCTGGTGCCAGTCGGGCAGTGAGCTGATACCCGGCGCCGTGCTGCAGGTGGAGCTGACCAAGCTGGTGCTGATCGAGGGCGGTGGTCGCCATGCCGGGGCCGAAATGCACGCCCATGTCAACACCCTGCAAGTGCTGCCAAAAGCGCCCAAAAGCGCGCAAACCCATTAACCCGACCGGAGCTTATTTCATGCCCACAGTCATCCTGACCCTGACCGACACGCCCAACGGCTCTGTGTCCATTCACAGCACCTGGCGCCCCGCCGTGGGCAACCCCTGCAGCCCGGCCCAGTCTGCGGCGTTGGAGATCATCAGCCGCACGCACAAGCAGTGGGGTGTGCACCTGGACGCGGCACCGGGCGGCTTCGACCTGAGCGCCGTGGCGCGCCCGCTTCCCACCGCCAAGGCCTGACCATGGCCGGCAGTTCCTTTGTCACCCTCACGCCGCAGCAGTCGGCGGTGCTTGATGCCTTGCGTGAAGTAGGCCCCAGCACGCTGAAAGACCTCAAGGCCTTGACCGGACTGGGGCAAACCTACCTGCAGCGCGCCAACATTCAGCTGCTGGGGCTGGAGCTGCTGACCACCGATTACGACCCCACCAAGATCGTGCCCATGACGCTGACCATCACCCGCACTGGCAGCCGGGCGCTGGCACGCCACAAGCGGCTGGTGGAGCTGGCCGCGCAAGACATCGTGCCGCCGGCCACCTTCAACACCAAGGGCACCGAATACAAGCCCACCACACAAGCCTATTACCGCAACAGCGGCAACCGTCATATTGCCAGCGCGGGTGTGCGCTGCTGATCATCAGAAAGTCAACCCATGAGCACAGAAAAAAACTATTGCCCACAAGCCGACAGCCTGGCCAGCCAGGTGGTGGGCTTTTTCACCAACAACCCCGGCGAAGAGCTGTCATTGGACGACATCACCGACAAATTCATGTGCACGCGCGGAAACGTGCACACCCAGCTCAGCCGGGCGGTTCAGACCGACCTGCTGACGCGCTCGCTCAATGCTGATGGCGACTACATCTACCGCGCGGGCAAGCGCTTGGGCAGCCTGGGCATTGGGGTGTATTCGCCCCATCCCATCAGCGTGGCCAAGGTGGTCAAAAGCCTGCCACCACACCAGGCCGAGCCCCTGCCCGAGCTTGATGCGGTGGAGATCGAGGACAACATCCCCCTGCCCAGCCGCAGCCACAAGCGCGACTGGACGCCGCTGCTGCAGCGCATGGTGCTGGGCCAGAGCTTCAAGCTGCCCATCCATGCGCACGCCACGCTGCGCAAGAACGTCACCGCGCTGCAAAAAGCCAGCTCGGCCCAATACACCATCAAGTTGTACCCAGACGCCAAAGAAATGCGTGTGTGGTGCACCGCTTAACCCACTGAGTCCATCATGCAAAACCAATTCACCACCCTCCCGTTGTCCTGGATCAAGCCCAGCTTGACCAACCCACGCAAGAACTTCAACCCGGTCAAGCTGACCGAGTTGGCCGAGAGCATCAAGGCCAGCGGCGTGCACCAGCCCATCCTGGTGCGCCCCTTGCCCGGTGAGCGCGTGCCCAGCACCGACCGCGGTGTGACACATGAAATCGTGGCCGGTGAGCGCCGGTACCGCGCCTGCCAGCAAGCCGGGCTGGTTGACATCCCCGTGCTGGTGCGCGACATGACTGACGACCAGGTGCTGGAATGCCAGATTGTGGAAAATTTGCAAAGAGACGACCTCACCGCCCTGGAAGAAGCCGAGGGCTTCGAGGCGCTGCAGGCCACAGGCGCCACGGTGGACGGCATTGCCAGCAAGATCGGCAAAAGTCGGTCCTACGTGTTTGCCCGGCTCAAGCTGCTCGACCTGTCCGTGGAGTGCAAAGAAGCCATGCGTGCAGGCCAGATCGACGCCAGCCGCGCGCTGCTCATCGCCCGCATCCCCGACACCACCCTGCAAACCAAGGCGCTGGCAGAGGCCACCCGTGCAGATTTCCGGGGCGAGGCGTGCAGTCTGCGTGCGCTGCAAAGCTGGCTGCAGGCCAATGTGATGCTGAAACTCGACGCGGCCAGGTTCAATATTGCCGACAGCAGCCTGGTGCCCGCAGTGGGCAACTGCACCACCTGCCCCAAGCGCACCGGCGCGTCGCCCGACTTGTTTGCTGATGTGCAGAGTGTGGACATCTGCACCGACCCAGCTTGCTTCCACAGCAAGGAAGCCGCGCACCGTGAAAGCGTGCTGGGCGCGGCTGAGCGGCGTGGCATGCGGCTGATTGAGGGTGATGAGGCCATTGGAGTCTTCCCGCACCAGTGGACTCCCGGCATGATCGGCTACAGCCCCCTGACGCAAGAGCGCACCGACACCACCGACGGCCAGCCGGCCACGCTGGGCCAGCTGCTGGGCAAAGACCTGGACGGTGCCGTGCTGATCGAAAACCCGTGGTCCAAAGAACTGGTGGCCGCAGTGCCCACCGCTGAGGCTGAGGCCATGCTGCTGGCACGCGGCCTGGTGAAGGCAGTCGAAGCCAAGGCGGCAAAAAAGGATGACATCGAGGACGAGATCAAGCGGCTCAAGGCCCGAGCCGAGAAAGAAGTGACCAAGCGGTTTCGGGATGATGCGTTTGCCCAGCTGGCCGATGTGGTGCACGGCTGCCGTGATGACCTGAGCGCCAAGATGCTCACCCCCGACCTGTTGCGCGCGTGGTGGCTGCGCCAGGTGGATGAAATGACCGACCCCGATCTGGCCGATCTGTTTGGCCTGGAGCTGGTGCACCCGGATGCGCGCACTAACGAGGAGCGCGACGCTCAGACCACCCAGATCCGCCTGCACATTCAGGCCTGCCCCAGTGGCAAGCTCTACCAGGCGCTGGTGCTGCACCTGGTGATGGATGACACCCCGGACTATTTCTATGGCCCCATCGAGCCGCCCACTTTGTTTGAGGCGCTGGCCAGCGAAGTGGGTGTGGACCTGGACAGCATCGAATCCGAGGCGCACGACGCCGTGCACGATGAGTATGCCGCTGAACTCAAGGCGCTCAAGGCCCAGCTCAAAGGCACTACCCCCAACGTCAGCAACTGTGCCTACCGTGGCCCCAACGGCGAGACCTGGAGCTGGAGCGGCCGCGGCCTCATGCCCCGCTGGCTGGCCGTGCTGGTGCAAAACGGCCAGGACAAAGAGCAATTTCGCATTCCCGCCGACCCGCCGAAATCGCCCACCACAGAACCCCCTGCTGCGCAAGCTAAGGGGCGCGGGGGCAAGAAGCCCAAGACCACCGAAGCCCAAGCCAAGGCCCGGATCGCCGCTGCGATGCAAGCGCAAGAGGGAACCAATCCAGGCGCTGACGCGCAGGGCATCGACGGGGCCGGTGAGCAGCCAGTAGCCACGTCCGCCGCTTGCGCGTCGGGTGTGGCTCAGGCTGGGTTTAAGGCCGCTTGGCCGATGGGAGAGGCGGCATGAATAAACAGCAGCCGAAAGTAAAGCCTGAAGTGGGCAAGCCAGAAACATGGTCCAAGGGTGCGCGCAATTCTGAGCAGTGTTTGTGCGGTTCAAAGAACTGGCACCCGGAGTGCTACTTGGCGCTACCAGTGAATCACATGAGTCCAAGGTCTGTCATGTCACATGCGGGGCTGGTATGAAAGAGCGTCCAATCCTTTTCAGTGCGCTCATGGTGCGGGCGCTGCTGGATGGCAGCAAGACGCAGACACGGCGGGTGGTGAAGCCGCAGCCGAGCTTCTTTGGGTCGATGACCAACCCGAATACACCATTCAAGACATTAGACGCTGGCTTACATTGCCAAATCACGTGCCCATACGGCCAGCCCGGCGACCAGCTTTGGGTGCGGGAAACGTGGTGTCATCAGTGGGATGACTTCACTGGATACCAGGAAGAAAAGTTTTTTTATCGTGCAAGCACACCTGACGTGCAGCACGTTGACGGTGCAGAAAGGTCACCATGGAAGCCAAGCATTCACATGCCCCGTGCAGCCAGCCGAATCACCCTGGAAATCACAGGCGTACGCGTCGAGCGGCTGCAGCACATCAGCGAGGCCGATGCAAGAGCAGAAGGTGCGCGCAATCTAGATGTCGCATCAGGTCGAGAAACGCTTGATCCTTACTCACGTCAAGGCAGTTGTGTCGCCCACTACAAGAATATCTGGCAAGAAATCAACGGCCACGACTCATGGGAAGCAAATCCGTGGGTCTGGGTCATCGAATTCAAGCGGGTGACCCCATGACCCGCCACACCTTCGGCCCAGCCCCGCGCAAACCCCTGCGCCTGATCGCCCGCAACCCTGTGTATCAGGCCTTCGCCAAAAAGCCCATGCCGGCCAGCCTGCAGGCCACCCAAGCCATCGACGTGCGCTTGAGCTACGCCAACGCCATATCGGGCGACGCCAACAAAGACGACCGCGAGGCGCTGGCAGGCATGGCCAATTGCGTCATGGTGCTGGCCGAAAAGCACTGCATACCCGCCGACCTCGAAGCCGCCCAGTCCGCGCAAATGGCGCTCTTACGAGCCGACGGCCGCGCCATGCAGGGCAAGGCGTGGAACTTCGACGGCGAGGGCAGAGCGGCCATCCTGGTCGCCATGGATCTGTTTGAGGACATGGTGGCCAACCTGGGCCAGGGCGCTGTGACTGAGGCGCTGCTGACCGTGCTGGAACGCGCCGCCAAGGGGCAAGTGCACCGGGTGGAGCTGACGCAATGACCGCCCAACGCCACCACTGGATACCCGCCGAGCTGGATGTGCTGCGCGCCCAGTACCCGCACCAAATCACCCGCGACATCGCCGCGCTGCTGGGCATCGAGCAGCGTCTGGTGTACGCCCAGGCCAACCGCATGGGCCTGCGCAAAAGCGCCGAGTTTGCCGCCAGCGACAAAAGCGGGCGCATGCTCAAGGGTGGCAAACTGGGCCAGCAAAACCAATTCAAGCCCGGTCAAACGCCCTGGAACAAGGGCACCACGTACATGCCCGGGGGGCGCTGCGCTGAAACCCAATTCAAAAAAGGCTGCATGAGCGGCGCGGCCCAGTACAACTATGTGCCCATCGGCAGCCACCGCGTGACCCGTGACGGCACACTGGAGCGCAAGGTCAGTGATGACCCCACCCTCTACCCGGCCCGGCGCTGGGTGCCGGTGAGCCGCCTGGTGTGGGAGGCCGCGTACGGCCCGATCCCGCCCGGCCATGTGGTCGCCTTTAAGCCCGGGCGCAAAAGCGCCGAGCAGGCTCACATCACGCTTGACGCACTGGAGTGCGTGAGCCGCGCCGAGATGGCCCGGCGCAACAGCATTTGGGCCAACGGCAACGCCATCGGGCGCCTGTACCAACTCAAGGGCGCCATCGCCCGCCAAGCCAACCGCATTACCCAAGGAGCATCCGCATGAGCGACACCAGCACCACCACACCCCACATTGACCAGGTGCGCAGCGCCCTGCTCGACACCCTGACCGCATTGCGCGACAAGGACTACCCCATTGACCTCGACCGCGTCAAAGCCATGGTCAGCGTCAGCAACACGCTGGTGGACACCGTGCGCGTGGAGAACGATTACCTCAAGCTGACCGGGCAAAGCCGCAGTGCATTCCTGGCAGACAAGAGCGATGGCATCACGCGCATTGGTGGTAATGGACCCACGCCGCATAACCCGTTTCCGGTGAGCGTGAGCCATCGGTTGGGGGAGTGACATGACCACATCTCTCGAAAACAAATGGTGCTACAGCACCGACGAGGAATGTTACACCGGCCACTTTGACACCGAGTCCGAGGCGCACGGCGCGGCACAAACTGCCATCGACGACGAGCCCTATTCTGCCGATGACAGCATCGTCCAGGACTACTGGATTGCCCGCTGCGTGCACCCGCTTGACATGATCAAGCAGGACATCGGTGGCGACGTGCTGGAGCTGCTGATCGAACACATGCCCTATGAAGTGGGCGGTGACGACGTGCCCATTGATATGGCGACCGAAGATAAGGTCGAGCTAAGCAAGCTCATCATCGACTATGTGCGCAAGCACGCCATCGTGCAGCAGTACGGTGTGAAGGACACGGGCAAGCATCAGTACGTCATTGGGAGCAATGCCGAATGAGCACGCTGCGCATCTACATTGCCGGGCCTATGACTGGGTTGCCGGATCTGAACTTTCCGGCATTCCACCACGCGACCGCATTGCTGCGCAAGGCTGGCCACACCGTCATCAACCCGGCTGAGATCAACCCCGACGTGACCATGGCCTGGCACAAGTGCATGCGTGCCGACATCGCCCAGCTGGTGACGTGCGACGCCATCTATCTGCTGCCCGGCTGGCAGGCCAGCAAGGGCGCCACCCTGGAGCACCACATTGCCGAGCGCCTGGGGATGTTGGTGGCCATGCAAAAGACGGCGGAACTGATGGAATTGGCATCATGACCCACATCCCCAACACCGATCGCACCGTGGCTGTGGACCAGCACTACTACTGGCAGCCAATCGCCACCTGCCCGCATGGGCTCAAGGTGCAGCTGCTGGGCCGGGGCGGTGTGGCGATTTATTCGACCTGGCACGGCTCCGACTTTTTTACCCACTGGGCGCCACTGCCCCGCATCCCAACTGAAGGAGCGACATCATGATCGGAACCCAACCCGTAGGCGCTATCACTGGCGTGGTGATCAGCGCCGTGAGCCACGAGGGCCTAAGCGTGACTTACAACGGCAAACCAGCCCGGCTGGCGATTCTGGGCGACGACGGCCAGATCATCGCAGTGGGCGACCAGGTAGCGCGCGAGGCCGAGGCCACGGCGATCAACTGTTACCGGAATTTTCTCAAAGGGCAGGGATTCTTGCGGGTGAACAGTGAGCCGATAACGGCCATGTAAAAACCCATTTCCCCAATGAAGAACCCGCCTAGAGCGGGTTTTTTTATGTCTGTTTGTGCGGTTTATGTTGAGTATGCTTAGCGCACCCTAAAGATATCCAACCTATACTCGGTCGCTCGTTCTTCAATTTGATATTCATGGGGTGTATTGTGCCGCAGGGCCTTGTCTACAGCTACACGCGCTTTTCTGACCCGCGCCAGTCCACGGGCAACAGCAGCGACCGCCAGGCAATGTACGCGGCCAAGTGGGCGGCTGAGCATGGGCTGCTGCTCGATGAGTCCCTGAGTATGCGCGATGAGGGATTGTCTGCCTACCACCAGCGCCACGTCAAGTCGGGGGCGTTGGGGGTGTTTTTGGTGGCGGTGCAGCAGGGGCGCATTCCGATCGGGTCGGTGCTGGTGGTCGAGGGGCTTGACCGGCTGAGCCGGGCCGAGCCGATCCAGGCGCAGGCGCAGCTCGCGCAGATCGTCAATGCCGGCATCACGGTGGTCACGGCCAGCGACGGCAAGCAGTACAGCCGCGAACACCTCAAGGCCAACCCGATGGACCTGGTGTATTCACTTTTGGTGATGATTCGCGCGCATGAGGAGTCCGACACCAAAAGCAAGCGGGTGCTGGCCAGCATTCGCAAGCAGTGCCAGGGCTGGTTGGCGGGCACTTACCGCGGCTTGATCCGCAATGGCAAAGACCCGGTGTGGCTGCGGCTGGTGGACGGCGCCTGGCAAGAGATACCTGAGCGCGTGGCGGCGGTGCGCGAGGGGCTGCGGCTGTACCTGGTGGGGTTTGGCGCGTTGAAGATTTTGGAACGCCTGACCCTTGACGGCCTGAGCCTGACCGGGCGCGGCCCGCAGGCGCTGCAGATTTACCGGCTGATCAAGCAGCGGGCCTTGATTGGCGAAAAAGAACTGACGCTTGGCGATGAGGTTTACCGCCTGCCAGGCTACTACCCTGCCCTGCTGACGCAGGCCGAGTGGGACAACCTGCAGCTGGCGGGCAGCGGCCGGGGGCGGCGCAAGGCACACGGGCCGGTGCCGCATATCTTGACCGGGCTGGGCATCACGGTGTGCGGCTACTGCGGCCGCGCCCTGGTGGGGCAAAACATCGGCACGCGCCACCGCGACCCGCAGGGCCGCATCCAGGACGGCCATAGGCGTCTGCACTGCACCAGCACCAGCCACGGCGGCTGCAGCGTGGCGGGCTCAGTCAGCGTGGCACCGTTCGAGCGCGCGCTGATGGCGTACTGCAGCGACATTGTGAACCTGCAGGCGCTGTATGGGTCCGACCGAAGCGCCGGGCCGGTGGCACTGTTAACCAAAGCCCGTGCGGATCTGGCTGAGGTCGACACCAAGCTGGAACGCCTGACAGATGCGATGCTGGCCAGCGCCGAGGATGGTGTGCCGCTGACGTTTGCGCGCCGGGCGCGGGAATTGGAAGCCGAGCAGCTGCGGCTGCAGGCGGCGATTCAAGCCGCCGAGCGTGACCTGACCGCGCTGGTGCGCACCGACATCAAGGGCACCGATGAGGCCTGGCAGCGTTTGGCCGCGGGCGTGGAGGCGCAAGACACCGAGGCGCGGCTGCAGACCCGCCAGCTGGTGGCCGACACCTTCGAGAAAATCGTGATCTACCAGCGCGGTGTGCGGCCATCTGCGGATAAGGGCCCAATGGACATGATGCTGCTAGCCAAGGGCGGCACGGCCCGGCTGCTGCGCATTGACCGGGCTGGCAAATTGATCATGGCCGAAAGCCTGAGCGAGGCCTGACCCGCTATTTCACCGGCCCAGCAGCCGCCAGCAGGTCAGTCTTGGCTTTGCTGCCTGAGCTGCTGCCGAAGTAATACGCCAGCACCTGCTCGGCCTTGGCGCTCAGGTAGCCCACCAGGGTGCCGGCCAGCACGGATTCGACTTTGGCGTAGCCCAGCAGGGTGGCGGCGACCATGGCCAGGAAGGCGCCGATGATCAAAAATGCCAGGGTTTTGTTGGTGCCGTCTTTGGTTTCGATTTCGCGTTTGCGGGCGCTGTCGCGGTCTTTGAATTCCAGCTCGCTGTATTTGAAGCCGCGTTCTTTTTCGTTTTCCTGATAATTTAGCTCCAATTTTTTGATGTCGCCAATCTGCTCGGGCGTGAGTTTCCCGCTGGCAATGACTTGGGCGATTTTGTTCTGGGTGGCGTCTGACACGCCCAGCAGGTTGCCCACAGCGGCGACGGCGACGCCGCCGAGCGGCCCGAGAAAAGCGCTGGCCACAGTGGGGGCGAGCTGCTTGAGGGTGGTCATCCAGTCCATGGTGGTGTCCTTTTTGGTTAAATGTCGGTATTGCAGGCGCGCAGGCCCTGGCGGTAGGCTTTGTCGGCCACGGCCTGGGCGACGGCGATGAGTTCGTCGCGCGTGAGGGTGATGCAGCCGCCCTGCTCTGCGCATTTGGCGGCCAGATCGGGCGCGGGGGTGGTGTCTTGCGCCAGCAGGCTGGATGCGGCCAGGGTGAGCACAGTCAGAATGAGTGTTTTCATGGGGCGGCCTTGGGTTAGGTGGCTGGTGGGGCGTCTGGCGCGGGGTGGTCCCAGCCTTTGCCGTGGCTCAGCCGCGCATGCTGGCCGCTCCAACTGGTGTCGGGGCCGGTGGTGGGCGCGGGGGCGGGTTGTTCCAGGCGCAGCGCGGCGAGTTGTTCAGCCAAAGTTTGCCGGGTGCAGCGGCGCGCGGCGGGGGGGGTGATTTTGCTGCTCATGGGGGTCAGGCCCAGGCGCGGGTGCCGTCGTGGTCGATGACCAGCGCCTGGCCGCGCGGGTGGTCGGTGAAACTGATGTGCACCCAGCCGCCGCCCTGCCCTGCAAATTCGAGAATGCACTGGTCAAACGGCAGGTCGGCCTTGATGATGGCGGCCATCAGGCGTTTGGGTGGGCCGAACCAGGGCGCGGTGATGTCTGCCGCGTGGCCGGTGAGGTGCTGGCTGCTTTTGGCGCCGCGCACCGCCGTGTTGACCGCCGGGCTGCGGTAGCCGCTGCTGACGTGAATGGGGCACTGCACCAGGGCGCGGATCATTTCCAGCCCGTGGGCGGTGGCGGTCAGGCGGGTGATGACCTCGGGCGGGGGGGTGTTGTCCAGGCCCAGGCGGTCGGCGGTTTGGCTGTGGGTGAGTTCAGCCAGGCTGAAGTGGTCGGTGAGTTTCATTGCGGGCCCTTTATAAATGCGCCCCAGGCGGCATAAAGCAGCCAGCCGCTGAAGCCGATCAAGCCATAGCGCGCCAGCGACCTTGACATATCTTGCCAAAACGCTGCCCTGGCTTCTGCGTGTTTGATAGCAGCCTCGTGGTGCTTCCTGTGCCCCACCGGGTCGCCGTCAGGAAAGGCTTCTTTCATCATTGCCGAGATTGACCGCGCAAGCTCGGTGGTCTCATCGCGCATGTGGTCAGACAGCTCGGTGCGCAGCGCCCCCACTTGCTGGTTGATGAAGGTCAGCAGCTCGATGGTGGTGGCCTCGTGGTGCTGCGCCTTGCGCCGCTCCGGGTGGGGTAGTTCGGGCACATGGGTCACTCGGCGCTCGGTCATGTCAATCCTTCAGTAGTAAAAATGCTTGCCCGTAGTCCAGGTCGAGCCTGTACATCGTGGCCAAATTCATGGCGCAGGTAGAGCGCTTGCCCCCGTGCGAAATCTGCACCTGGTAGGCTTCGACCTCGGCCTGCTGGCGGAATGCTTTGCTGGTCAGGTAGCGCCACCACCAGCGCAGCGTGCCCACCCGCGCCATTTGTGCCTGATGCGTGCGCTCATGGGCCAGCAGCGCAGCATCATTGGCATGGGCCGGGTGCAGCACGATGAGGCGCTGGCTGACGGTGAGGCCAGCGGAGAACCAGAGCAGGCGGGTGGTGAGGATCATGAGATTGCAGCCTTTAAATTTGGCGCTCGTAAGCTCAAATCACCACTGCTTTTGATGCCAGATAGAAAGTTTGTATTTGTGCATACAACGCAGCAACCTCATCATCAGACAAAACGCGGCTATAAATTGCAACAAAGAGTATTTCCGTAGACGATACAGGGCCAACGGCAGCAACACCACTGCCAATCCTTAAATTTCCAGAAATAACCGGAGTAGACCCAGCAGGGTACGCTGAACTTGTATATGACAATCCGGTTGATAAATTGGTCAGCTTGATATTCCCACCATCGACATTGTTGACCTGAGCAACCAATGTTTGAAATGTGTTTACAGGGATGGTTTCGGGTGTAACAACTTCTTTCAGGGTTTTAGCACCTCCAGATGCAATATATGTAGCTATACACGACCCAAGCAGTTGACTATCGACGGCGGAAGTTCGCATCATTAACGACATTCCTATATCCCCACCGGTATAGTTTGATATTAATAATGTTTCATACTCACCAACTGATGCTCCCACTGCCAGCAGTGTCATTGCCCCCGTATGTGCAACACTGGTCTGCAAATAGTTTTGTGTTTGCCTAAATGTTGTGCCCTCGGCCATAGTTCCAGCCACCGGGGTGCCGACTACTACGCCGTCGTCTTTTCCTGGGGCCAGATTTCGCCCAATGGCAGAACTTCCACCAAAGAAGTTCAAGTATTCCAGTCCGGAAGTGATCAAAGGCGTATAGCCAATACCTAGCTCACTGGCGTCTGTATCTGCAATGATGTGTTCGATGCCCATGATTTTTCCTTTTTAAAGTGCAGTTGCAGCGATGCGAAATGCAACGCATGGATTATTGAGTGGATAGGGTTGATCCACTAGACCGGCTATATTTGCTCCAGCATACTGTCCTGTCCCGGCTGAATACTCATAGTTATCAGAAGCTACTGTTGCGTCGCTATCGTATAAATTTCCGTTGCCAGTATGTGTTGTTCCTGGTGCATACCAGACATAAAGCTGGCCTGTCGCTTCGTTGGCAAGCGTTAGGCGCACAACCGAACTCGCGGCAATTTCTACCGCGCTAATTGAGACTTCGCCACCATCATCTGTACAGTAAAAGCCGCGACTTGCAGGGTTATAAACGTCGAGGACTTTGTAAGAATCCCTGAACTGCAATGGGGGTGCCCATACCAGAAAGTCAATCAGCACCTCGGTTCCACTGACCGTTGCTGAACGTGGTTTGAGTGGTTGCCAGTGTTGGCCCCGGTCTACGACGCGGTGCGCGACTTTGCCAAAGTGCATCCCCATCCATCGATAACCATTCGGGTCAAGATGCCCATTTTTATCTGGGAATGGATATGACGGTGTAGCCACATACCAATTTTGATTCTCTTCTGCCATCTCATACTGCGCTGAACCAATAGACATATTGGTGTTATCTTGTGTATAGCCCGCAGTAGTTTGGTAAGTGATAACCGCTGGAGGGGCAGTTTGTCCACAAATACCAACAGCACAGTCCGCAATGATATTGTCCATCAGTGTTTTTGTCAGCGCCTTGAACGTGGCTTTATCTGTCGTGCCACCCCAAGTAGTTGCATAGTTAAATTCACCTTGCAGGTGGAAAATGGCTACGACTCCGCATGTCTTGCCTGCTGTCGTTGCCAGAGCCTTCACTTGGGTTACGGCTTCGATAATGCGGTTGTAGAGGTCTGGACTGGCCCCTTTTGAAAGCTGCTCTACTGTCTTACCCGCAACACCACAATTAACAGCCACAAAGCGTCGATCTGAATCACTGGCAACACCACGAAACTGTAGCTGCATCTTGCGCCACATATTGACCGCGCCCACATCACAACTTTCACCTTCGTTAGCTGCTCCTGGGGTTAATGCGGCCACAGTTGCATCATTCAATACAGAAGCACCACCTATAGCCTGCACAACTGCGGTCAGTGGATTAAGTGTCGCTGAACCAAGCGGGGTAAATGCCGCTGCATTCCACGATGCTGGACGAACGCTGCCACCAAGCATCAAGTTATCCAAATTTGGTTTTGCTGTTTTGGATAACGCAGGCCATGCTTCATACGCACTGGACAGCGATTGTCCGTATGTAATGACAATGTTGTAGTCAAAGACAGGGCGCTGCACTTCTGAATTGATTTCGTCTCGCAGCGCAGAAGCTGCTGCCAAGTTTTCAGCGTTACGAAAAAGTAAGTTAATGTCACTGGAAACTACTACCGGGTCTTGCGGCACACCAACAACCGAAAGCCAGAACCCGTAACTGTCGCGGGTTATCACGCCGTCCTCCGCCGTCGCTTGCGTGGTAATGATGTCGTTTTTGAATATCTGAGGCCCGGCTGTGAATGCCTGCGATTCAAACGTCCCATCTCCGCCCAGCCGCGCTGCGGTAAAGCCGGCTGCATCACTCCATCTGTTAAGGTCTGTGTTTGTATCGTCGTAGCGGATGATTTGATGCAGGGAATCAACGCTTGCGCTTGATGGATAAGTTGCAATCAGCGCCGACACCGTGACGGCATCAATACGCCGGTACTCATAAGCAGCCACATCGCCACTGCCCTGCACCTTAAACGCCACGCCGTCGGCCACAGCAGCACGGCCCAAGGCTTCGGTGGTGTAGACGCCTGCTTGGATCAGCGCCGCATCCCTCGCCGCCTCAGCCGCAATACGCGCCGTGGTGGCCTGCCCTGCTGCCGTCAGCGCCACATCATTACCCGCTGCCGACATGGTTTGTTTGACATGCCCCAGGCGGTCGGTGGCGGTGGCGGCCAGGCTGGTGGCCATCTCTGCAATGTGATCCACGTCGAGCTTGGCATTGTTCAGGTCGGTGATTGAAATGGCGGTCATGGTCGGGTGTCCTTGATTAATTAATTGATGATCGAAGCCTTGGCAGGCACGGCGGCGGTGTCGCCCGCGTAGTAATCTGCCGAGTAATTGATGGCGCGCACGGTGCAATACTGCCCGTCGGTGAGGTCGACCTCTTGCACCAGCCAGGCCTGCGCGGCGCGGGCGCTGTCGGCTGCGAATGAAAAGATGGTGCGGATACCGGCCTGGCCATAAGTCGTGACGATGGACTCAGCCGGTGCCGTGCCCAAAATCACCTGGTTGGCAGCAAGCCCTGCGGTGCAGGCAATGCTTTGCAAGCTGCCGTCACGCTTCATGAGGATGATGCTGTGCGCCGTGGCGGGCGTGAAAGCCACGTCCTGACTGAGCGTGAGCGTGAGGCCGCTTTGCCCCACCACTTCGCCGTCAAAGCTCTTGAAGCGGGTGTTATCCACCACGTCGATGCGGCTGTTGGGCAGCAGGCTGCGGCCATCGAGCGTGGTAGTGGTCTCCAGGGTGATGCGCTGGCCCAGCAGCTTGGCGTATTCGCGGCTGGCCCGGTACCAGGCCTGCGTGAAGCTGCGGATGCCTGCAATCTCAAACTTTTTGTATTTGGTGGCGCTGCCATCCAGCGGCAGGCGGATGGTTTCGCTTTGCTCGCTGTCAGGGTCCATGTAGACAAATTCCACGCCGTCGTAGTCGCTGTCGCTGGCGAATTTGCGCGTGATGGTCTCGCTGCGGGGCTTTTTGTTGCGGTGAGTGAATAGCGCGGTGCTGGCGGTTTGCGCCTTGTCAAAGGCCAGCCTGATTTTGCCGTTTTGCCGGTACGCGATGCAGAAACCCGTGTTGCTGATCATGATCAAGGTTTCCTCGAAGCTGGTGTTGTCGGTGTCGAAGGTGTAGTTGAACTGCCCGGCCTGCGCGCTCCAGGCGTCCAGCGCCTGCTGCACGGCCCACACTTGTGCCATATCCAAATCCGTCAACGCTCGGTTGCCAATCTTGGGGTCTTGTGTGACGGCAGCCAGGATGTCGACCAGCTTGCTGGTGGCGTTAAGCGTGCCGCTGGTCTTGAGGCCGGTGGCGTCGAGTGTGGCGCTCCAGCCGCTGCCGTTGTAGGTGGGTAGCAGGCGGCTGGCCAGGCAGTTGAGCTGGCGGGTTTTGACGGCGGTAGCGCGGGCCGTGGCGCGTGTGATGGTCTGGATGGTGGTTTTGTTACCGAAGTGCGTTTTGGTTACCGGGCTGATGCTGTACAGGTCGGTCCACTTGATTTCGTCGGACATGCTGCCGCCAAAGGTGTAGTCGTAATCGCCAAAGCGGAACAGCCGTGCCCGCAGCGGGCCGGTGGCACCGACGATCTTGAGCGTCATGGCGCGCTGGTCACTGGTGGCGCCGTCCAACTGGGCAAAGCCGCTGTACATTGTGCCGGTGGGCACCAGCGTGGTCGGGTTAAGCGTTTCGACCACCCACATAAACAGCACCGCGTGCTGTATTTTGCCGCCGCCAATGTCCTGCCAAATGCCCTGCGGAGCGGTGATGTTGAACCACACCTCTGTGCGGTCCAGGTCGGGCAGCGTGACCCAGGCGGGCACATAGTCGTGGTCGGGCGAGTAAACGTCTGCCGTATCCACCGTGGGTGTGGTCGTCCAGGCTGTGGCGGTCAGGTCAACCCAGCCGTCACCAATGGCCTGTATGGTCCAGGTGCCGTTGGCCCAGGTGGCAACAGCAGCATTGGCCACCGTGAGCGAGTCGCCCGGTGCCCATCCCAGGCCGTTGAAGTTGGGCTTGGCGCCCCCCGCCTGAATGATGCGGTTGTAGCTGCCCACCTTGCCAAAGGTGTAGCTCAGGCTGCCCGGCGGGTTGACCTGGTTGGCCGCCTTGAGGGTGATGCCGTCCACCTCGATGCTGCGGCTGGCGGTGATGATGCCGTCAGGGATGGCATCACCAATGGTGACCACTGGCGTGCCGCTGTTGGGGCTGGTGAACGGGTGGTACACCTCTGCCGATGCGCCCGCAATGTCGGCCAGCAGCGTGTCGCCGTCTTTCAGGCTGGCCACATCGCAGTAGCCCCGGCCCACGCAGTAGTAGCCCACCTCGTACTGCTGGTGATTGATGTAGATGTTGTACGTTGGCATCATCAGGCTTGGGATGCTTTTGACGGTGCCGTAGATGTCTTCCACCCGCTCCAGCATGCGCACCTTGTTTTCGCGCGCGCCCAGGGCATTGTTGGGCGACTGCTGGCTGCGGTTGACGGCCGAGTTGGGCATCTCGGGCTTGGGCATGAGGCTGACGGCCACCACCGTGCCCACGGCAATATACAAGGCAATGGCATACCAGCTCAGCGGGTCGAAGCCGCCCGGGCTTTGCAGCACGGTGTACTCGGGCGCGTCACCGGCAATCAGCGCGGGCACGTTGTCGGTAATTTCAGTCTCTGCCGACGGTTGCCCGGCGAACACCTGCACTTTGACGGTTGGCACGTCGCCAAAGTGGCGCAGCAGCCACAGCGCCAGGCTGTCCACCTCAAACACCTGCGGCGCCACAGCGGCCAGGGGATGTTCAAAAAGCCGGATGGTCGTCATGCGCCCTGCTCCGTCGGCTTGGCCCAAAATTCGACAATGGCGAAGGTGTCGCGGATCACGCTCATGTCCTCATACAGCGTGATTCCCGGCTGCGCGTGCAACACCTTGCCGTCAAAGTACACACCGCAATGGTGCACGCCAATGTGCGCGTGGCGGCCCAGCATAACCATGCACAAATCCACCGGCTCGGCAATCTGCACAAAGCCGTGCCCGGCCTCATGGATGGCAATGCGAAACGCCCCGGCCATCTGGCGCACGGTGCGGCGGGTGGCGTGGTAGTTGACGGGCACAGCGTGCAGCTCGCGCTCGTACACCAAAGAGACCAGCTCCCAGCAGGGCTGCGGGCTGAATTGCTGGGCCAGGTAGTAGTTGATGTCCATTACAGGAAGCCTCGCAGCATGGGGATATCTTTGGGGGCGTACAGCTCGCCGGTCCGGGTCATGTTCCAGCGGGGCGACACCGCCGATATGCTGGCCGCGCCAATTTGGTAACTGATGCTTTCGGCTTGCAGCGTGGCCGTGGCCTGCACGGTGGTGAGGTCATCGCTCAAAAATTCGTGGTAGATGATGGCGATCTTTTCCAGCGTGTCGACCGGGATCAAGTCCAACTGCTCGCGCAGCACGTCGTCGATGTCCACGGTGGATAGCCTGATGTCAAACTTTTGATCGAGGTGGCCGGGGCTGCCCGCCAGCTTGATGTCGATGTTGCAGGGCTGCATGGTGTTGCCGCCTGCCGTGCCCACATAGGGCTCGCGCCACAGGTGAAACGTCTGCGTCATCGCGCTGTGGCTGATCTCAAGGGTAAAGATGGGGTGCACCGTTTGCGGGGCACTGGCCAAAAAGACCTTCAGGGCGGCTTCGAGGTCGAGGCTCATGCGAAGTCCAACACCAGGCTGTGCACCGTGGCAAAGGCGGCAATTTCGGCCAGCAGATCGTCAGTGTGCGGGCCGTACAGGTTGTAGATGTTGACCAGCTCCAGCGATTCGGCGCTGGTTAGCTCGTAAGCCTGGCTTTCTGCTTCCACCACAAAGCTCACCACCATGGCAATGCCGCCGGTGCGGCTGGCCTGGTAGCTGTCGGGCATGATGTTGCAGGCGTGCGGCTCGGTGCCAAAGCCGCTGTCGAGCATCATGTCGAAGGTGATGGAACCCTTTTTTATGACCTGGTGGTAAAACGCCGTCCACACCGAGAACTGCAACTTGTCCAAAATCAGCGTGACGCTGAACTGCGACAGGCCGCGGTCGTAGTCTATGCCGTAGCGCGGCGAGCCGCCGGCCACGTCGGTGCGCATGACGCCGCCCGGCCCGCCATGGCTGTAGGCGGCCACCGTGGGCAGCATGTGGTTTGGAAAAACAGGGTTTGGCATGGTGTGGCCTGGTTAGCGGCTGCGCTGCAAGGCAAAGTTGCGGCCCATGCTGCGGCTGGTGGTGCTGTTGGGGTCGCCCAGCTGGGCGGCGGTGGCGCCCACGGCCTCCTGGATGATGAGGGCGCGCTCGGTGGGGCTGATGCGTTGCTCGGTGACCTGGCCGATCTTGGCGCTGGTGTTGTTGACGATGGTGAGTTTCATGGCGCCGCCAGATCCGCCATTGCTGGCCAGGCCCCGGATGACGTCGGCCTGCTTTTTGGGCAGCACCATCTCGCGCTCGTGCAGCTGCGTGACTGGGTTGGTGCCGCTGGGGATGTCGTAGCCGCCCTCGGCGCTGGCGATGGCCAGGCCAGCCGTGATGCCGGCGCTGGCGTAACCCATGGCGCGGATGGTGGACGCAAATGGGATGCCCGCCACAGGTCCAAGGCCGATGGGCGGCAACATGAGCGCGGTGGCGGCAGCCACCTCTGTGCTCAAAATTATTTGCGCCACACCCAGCGCCTTGGTGGCCAGAAAGGCCATTCTTCCGATTGCGGTCTGCTCCAGGCCAGCTTGTTTCAACATGCCGTAAAGCTGGCCGGTTGAGCTGGCCATCAAGTCCACCATGTTCATGTCGGTTTGCATTTGCAGATCAAGCTGGGACTGCTTGTGGCGGGCGTTTTCTTCTTCAATCAGCTGGTTTGCCAGCGCCACGTTTTCAAACTTGGCGTCGTGAAAGGTTTGCAGTTCTTCCAGAATCAATTCATGCGCCAGCAGCTGCTGCTCGGCCTCGCTCATGAGGCCGATGCGGATGGCCTCGACGTTGGCCGTGTTGCGCTGCGTGCCGCGATCGCGCTCGGCCATGAATTGTTTGGTGGCCTCGTCGAAGGCTTTCAGCTCATCTGCGGCGGCTTTTTGCGTGTCCAGGCTTTGCTGCCAGGCGATGGCCTGGTCTTTGTAGATTTGCGGGAATTTGCTCAGCGTGAGCTGGTACTGCAGCGCCTCAAGGTCCGACTTGCCAAAGGTTTCGGCCTGCTCCTTGAGCTTGGCGACAAAGCGCTGCGCATCTTGCTCGATCTTTTGGGCGTCGGTGAGCTTGGGCGCGCCCGTTGGCGCCTTGCCGGCCAGCGCCGGGGCGCTTTGCAATGGGATGGCAAAGGCCGGGTTGACACTGCCACGGCCGCCGCCGGCGCCTGCCGCTTGCGGGTTCATGATGCTCGCCAGGAAGGCGTCTTGCTCCAGCCGCGCCTTGGCCGCGTCGGCGCGCATGGCGTCGCTGATGGCGCTGAAGCCCTTGAAGTCGCCGCGCGCCAGGGCGGCCAGCTGGGCGGCGATGCCACCGATCTCGGTGCCCACGCCCCTGAACACAAACGCCACCTCGCTGCCCACCACCACAAAGGTCTCCAGAACGGTGCGCACAGCGGCGCCGGCGGTGCTGAAGGTGGTGGCCTGGTCGCTGGCCCCCAGCATCTCGGTGGCAATGGCCTGCAGCACCGGCAGCACCGCGGTGGTGACCGCGTTGGCAAATGCGGTTTGTGTTTGCGCCAGGCGGCTCATGTCGTCGTTGAACTGCTCGGCCGCCCTTGATGTTTCGGTGTCCATCACCAGGCCCATGCGCTGGGCCTCATCGGTCAGGGTCTTGATGCCATCGGCGCCGCTGTTGAGCAGCGGGATCAGGTCGGCCCCGGTTTTGCCAAAGATGGCCACGGCCAGCGCGGTCTTGTTGGCGCCGTCCTCGAAGCTGGCAAACTTGGCCGCCAGCTCGCTGATCAGCCGGTCGTTGTCCTTGAGCGTGCCGTCGGTGTTTTTGACGTTGATGCCCAAAGCGGCATAACCCTTGATGGCCTCGCCAATGCCCATGCTGGCATCGCTCATGCCCTTGGACATTTTGACCATGGCCGAGCCCAGCGACTCGGTGCTGACGCCCGACAGCCCGGCGGCATAGGCCATGGCCGATAGCTGCTCCACCGCCACGCCGGTTTTCTGCGCCATCTTGCTCATGCTGTCCATGGCGTTGAGCGACGACTTGACCATGACGACCAGCGAGCCCGCAACAGCAACCGACATCACGCCAAATGCCTTGCCCACCATCTCGGCATCGCGCTGCATTTTGCGCATTGACTGCTCTGTCTGGTAGGCGGCTTTGCCCATGTCAGACGTGAATTTGGCGCTGTTGGCTTCCAGCGAGACAACAAGAGAACCTAGTGTGGCCATGATTTACCCATAAAAAAAGGCCCACGGGTCAGCGTGAGCCTTGAGATAAAAACCCGCGTTTGCGGGCCGATCTGTTGAACTTAGAAATTCTTCAATTTGTCGACGGCCGAGTTGCCTTCGATCGAATTACCAAGCCCTTCTGAAATTCTTTTGAAGTGCTGAACAATCTGCGGGTAATCCCGCTTGGGGGGCAAGGACCAGCCGCAGGTCATCGGGTAGGCCACGCCTTCGGTCAGTCCAAGTTGCAGTCTTGCCTTGCCGTCTTTTGCCACATAAATGATGCTGTAGTTCGACGCGCACGGGATGGACGTCAGCAGCAGGCCATCAATGGTCAAGCTCCAACTGGCAATGGCTTTGCCGATGATGGTGCCCTGCTCTTCGTCTTCAAGCCGGCTGACTTCCTTGCTGTTGCCGTAAGACACCGCAAAGTAATTGCGAGCTGCTGCAAACAGTTCCTTTTTTGACTTGGTCGGCGCGGCGTATTCGTAAATAAACTCACGCTGCTCGGTGGTGATGGGCATCTGTTCTGGCGGCATGGTGACACACCCAGCCAAAACAGACACCGCAGCCACGGCCAAGATAAATTTTTTCATGATTTCCCCCTGTTGTTGTTCAGGTGGTCATCATGCCACTACTTTGGGCGCAATGCCAAACAACGCGGCGCGCATCAGGTTGCTATGCGCCACCGGGTCATCCAATTCAACCGGCTCCTTCTCTGCCGCTTCGCGCCTTGACCACGGCACAAAGTCCTCGGGCTTGTAGGGGTCGGGCCTGTTTTCGGCGTTGCGGTGGGCGTTGGCCAGCAGCGCGGTGGCCACCCCGTGGCGCATGTCTGCGATCTGTTCGCCAAATGGCTCGAGCTGGTAGTAGGCCAGCCATTCAGTGAACTCTGCGCTGCTGATTTCCAGCTGGGCCTGCCTGACCGACTTGCCTAGCTCTTTGGCGAGCCGGAACCAGAATCTGCGCTCTGGCCGCTCACGGAGTTTTTTTCGGCAGCCTCCACAGCACCGGCGCCCAGGCCGTTGAGGCGCATGGCCACGGCGGCTGGGGCATCCAGGCTGGCAGCGGCTTTGGCCTGCAGGGCGGCCATGTCGCCTGCTGTAAACAGGCGCGCGCCTGATTCGTCCACGCAAGCGGCCACCAGCAGCGCGGCACTGAACTTGCCAATGGGCACACCGGCCTCGCCCTCTGCGGCGGCAATGCTGGCACGGAATTCATCGCGCTCGGTGCCGGTCATGGTGCGGATGCGCACCGTGCCGCCCCAGGCGGGCACAGGCACGTCCTCGTGCTTGAGGTCGGCAGCCGCCAGGATGGCGCTTTTGGAGAGTAGCGTCATGCTGGTTTAGCTCCACACCACCGGGCCGGTGATCTTGCAGTCGTAGCTGCCCTTGAGCACGGCATTGACGCCGCCAGCGGTGGGCACGGTCTTGACCAGCACGTTGAAGGTGGCCACGGCGGCATCGGGCAGGGTGAGCTTGAGGCCGGTCACGGCGCCGCTGTTGCGGGCGGCGATCAGGGCGATCTGGCCGTTGTCGGCGGCAATGCGTTTGGCCTCAAAGCTGAACTTGCCCTCATCGACCAGGCCGCTGATGTATTCCATGGCGGTGCTGTCGAGGTCGGTCACGTCCAGGTCGCTGGCGGCGCCGTCCATGCCGGAAAAGCTCAGCACGCCGTTGACCTTGGTGTAGGTCACGGGCGTGGCCGTGCCGCCGCTGGTGTAGGTGAGGCCGGTGCTGTCGAAGTCGAGCAGCGCGAAGGTGTTGGCTGTGACGTTGCTGATGACGCGGCTGGTGCTGTTGAGCGTGGTGCTCATGGTGCCGGCCACGGCGGCAATGGTGACCACGTCGCCGTCGGCCAGGCCGTGGGCGGCGCTGGTGACGATGGCGGGGTTGCCGACCGTGATGGCGGTGATGGTTTTGGCACCACCGGTGCCGGTGGCGATGTGCAGCAAGCTGCCTTGTGCGGAGATTCCAGACATGGTGAAGTCCTTTTGAAGTAAAAAACCCGCAGAGCGGGCGGGTTGGGGAAGGGTTACAGGTGCCAGGTGGACACGTCTAGCATCACGCGGTGCAGCTTGGTGTCGGGTTCATAAAAGTCTTGTTCGTCTTGCATCACGTTTTCAACCGCCCAGCCTTTCAGCGCGGCCTTGACGGCTGCGGCGCTGCTTTGGGCGGCGCTGTAGGTGCTGGCGTACACGTCGATCTGCAGGCGGGTGTTGCTGGCGTTGCCGGTGCCGCCATTGGTGTCGAGGCTGCTTTGCTCGGTGGCCGACACACGGCTGTACACCGCGTAGGGCGTGACCGAAAACTCAGGCCCAACGCTGGGGTAAACACGCGCCGAAAACAGGCCGGTCAGCAGGGTGAACAGGTCAGTTTGCAGGCTCATTTTCTGGCAAGCTCCGTGGCATATTTCTGGATGCGTTCGTCCAACTTCTCGGCAATGCGTTTCACGGCATCTTCTTTTTTGGCCTCAAACGCCGGGCGCAGGAACGGCGCGGCGGGCAGCTTGCTGGTGCCGAATTCCATGAAGCGCCAGTAAAAAGGCAGCTCTTTTTTACTGCCGTCCTTGTTGCGGGCACGGCCCTGGCGCACCCCCACGGCAAAGGTTTGCTGGTAGGGGCCAGAGGCTTCTCGGATCTGTTTTTGGTAGATGTTCTTTTTCAGCAGGCCGGTGGCCACGGGCGCATTGGCACGCACTTGTTTCTTGATCTCGCTGGCACCGGCATTGACGGCGGCGCGCAGGGCATTGCGGGCCACCTTTTGCGGCAACTCGCGCAGGGCGCTGGCCAGCTCTTTGAAGCCGGTGAGCTGGATGAATTGCTCAGCCATCATTCACCCCTCGGCTGCACATGAGCATGATGGCGGTTTTTCCTTGCGCCAGGACTGCTTTGATGTTGTACAGGTCAGCACCATGCACCACACGCATGGCAGCGGTAAGGCCTGCCAGGTAGCGGATGGTGATTTTGGTCTGCACCGCGTTTTGTGTGGCGGCAGCGGCCAAGTATTCGCGCCCGGACAGATCAAGTACATCTGCTGGCAGCGAGGTCACCACATCCGTCCAGCCCGTGTTGGGCTCACCATAGGCGTTTTGCCCAGTGGCTGGCTGCTGAATGGTGATGCGCTCGCGCAATTTACCGGCTTTCATGCATACACCTTGTAGCGGTCAAGCAGAGTGTCGGCAAAGCCGAGCGGGTGCGTTTGCCCAGTGGCCTCGGACTCGCGGTTTTCGTACATGGCGCCAACTTGCAGCTTGATCCAGGCCTTAATGGGCTCAGGCACGGCAGCCGCATTGGCATATCCAGCGATAAAGCGCAGGGCCACAGCGTTGACCTGGTCGCGCGTGGTGGGCCAGCTGGTGGCGTAGGCGGGCACCACAAAGGCGGGGCCAAAGTCGTCAGCAGCATTGAGCGCGTAGGCGGCACCGTCCAGGGTGGTCAACACACCAGCGCCGTCGTAGTACTTGAGGCTGGTGACGCTGGCCACGGGCAGGCGCGTCAGCTCGAAGGTTTCCGGGAAGGCGTCGAGTGACAGCTCCCAGGTTTGCGGCATGATGGCGCGGCCGGTGTGCTGCTCGGCGGTTTCGGTGGCGGCGGTGATGAGCGCAGTGATCAGGGCGTCATCATCGCTGACGGTCACGCGCAAGTGCGCCTTGGCTTCGACCAGGCTGACGGCCATGGCGGCGGCGGTGATGATGAGTTTGAGTGCCATTTAGTGCTTTGCTTTGCGCGGGCGCTTGAGAGCTTGCTGGGCAGGCGGCGCCACGGGTTCTACGAGCGGCTCGACGTACTTGGCCAGGCCTTCGCTGACGTAGTGCGCGGCCAGGGCGGGGGCGCAGCGCATAATGTCGCCCGCCTGGAACGACCCGTAGACGCTGTTGGACCCGGTGCGCTTGAATTTGATTTCGACTTGCATAAGTTCCTCCAAACAAAAAGGCCCACCGAGGTGAGCCTTTTCAGTTGTCAAACTATCACGCCGGGGTGAGGTCGCCACCGCGCACGGCGGCAGGCTTCTCAGTGGCCAGTGCCAGGCGGCGCTCGGCACGCAGCGTGATCAGGTTCTTGGTGAAGTTGTCGCTGTCGCTGTCAGACATTTCGACCACCACGCCTTCGCGGTTGTGGATCATGTAAGCCTCAGAGAAGCGGCCCACCTGGAAGGTGTCGGCAGCCATACCGATGGCCTGGATCACAGGCAGACCAAACAGGGTTTGCTGACCGGCAGCGTTGATGCTGATGCGGATCATGTTGGACGCGACGGTGAAGGATTCAATCTCCATCGTGGCCCAGTCAGCGGGGTTCAACACAATCGCGTCAGCCGGGTAGCCAGCAGAGTAAAGGTCGGCAATCACCTTGCGGATCAAGACGTACTTTTTCAGCGTGGCGCTGATTGCGGCCAGGGCAACGTCGGCATAACCGTGGGCGGTAAAGTTACCCGCATCGTAAGTGCCCGAGATGTTGGGGGCCACACCGTTACCGACCACCAACTGCGTGTCCACCTTTTGGTTCACACCATAGCGCATGCGGGTGTTGACATACGCGGCCAGAGCCGGTGCGTCAGCAGCGAGCTGTTTGCTGATCTTGATCCAGTGGGCCACTGTGCTGACCGGCATGTTGACTAGCGACCAGGTGAGTGCAGACTCGCCTTTGGCTGCGCCTTCAGCCGCTTCGGCAGCGCTGTTGGTGAACGAGGCCTCGCGGGTGAACTCGATGGCGTTGGAGCTGGTTGGCGTGCTGGGAATCAGTGCCTCCATGCTGAACGGCAGAACGGCGCCAGAAACGACGGCGGGTTTGCGGTCCGGGGCCACGTTGGTGTCCGAGCCGACCAGCGTGTTTTTGACTTCGACGCGCAGTTTGTTCAGGTTGCCACCGGCAAAGTCCGCATAACGGGCGTTTTTGATCAGCTGGGCGCCCCAGGTGCTGATTTCTTTGGTCTCGGGCGGCTGGGTGCCTTTTTGCTCGATGGACAGCAGGCGGTCAGCCAGCTCGCGCTGCTGGACACCGATGGCGTCAAGCGCAGTTTTGGTGTCGGCAGAGATTTTGCCAACGGTTGCGGCTTCGCCGTCTGCCTTGGTAGACATGGACAGGAGTTTTGCCTCGACGGATTCGAGGGCTTTGAGGATAACGTCACTCATGATGGAGTCCTTTCAGGGGTTAAAAAAATGCTGCGGTTTACGCTTAGTTGCGCGTGAGTCGCAAGATGCGATCAGTTGCTGCTTGGATCGCCTTCTGTTCGCTTGCGCCTGCGCCCGCAGGACCAAACAAATCGAATGCGCGGGCCGTCAGCGACTTGGCGGCCCCTTTACTGAGCCCGGCTACATACCGCAGCAGATGCTCAAATTCCTTGACTGTTTCAATGGCTTCAATTTCGTCAATCAAGCCTGGGCCATGTGATTTGACCGACTCGATCCGGGCGGCGTTGTCAGCCGGCATGGCCACCACCGACACTTCGACCAGGTGGCTCCATTTGCGGATGACGCGGCCCGACTCGGTTTCGTCGTAGTCGCCTTTTTTGACGTAGCCGCCCACCGACAGGCCGTTGATGGTGCCGTGGCGCATGGCGGCGCCCACGTCGGCGCTGACGCTCATGCCGGGGGTGAGTTCACCCTCGACCAGCAGGCCGTGGTCGTCTTCCTTGATGGTGATGTACTTGCCAATGGGCAGCAGGCCTGCGCCGTTGGAGACAAAGCTGCTCCAGCTGTGTTCCAGGTACATCAGGGGCTTGCCGTGGCTGCGCAGGGTGGATTCGTAGGCGCCTTTGACGATGGTGTCGCCATACGAGTCAACGCCACCAAACACCGAGGCATAGCCCGAGAATTTGCCTGATTCTCCGTCCATCTTGAGGTCGACTTCATTGAGGTGCAGGGTTTTTTTGATCAGCATGGTGTTTCCTTCATTGCGCAATGTTTACACCCGCCCCGCCTGCTGCGGTGGCGGTGCCAAGCAGGTTCAGTGGCAGCAGGTTGCTTTGGGCTGTGAGCGCATCGGCGCCGGTGACAGGGGGCAGGTTTTCGAGCTGGCGGCATTCGTTTCGGGTCATGATGCCGTTTTGCACGTTTTTCGAGTACAGCTCGGCGCGCTGGGTTGGCGAGCCGCGCAGCAATGCATCCAGGGCAAACTCGGCTGTCATGGTGGCGCGCTGACCAACGGTCATCACGCGCTTGCGGGTGGCTTGCTCGATGCTGACCAGCATGGGGCGCACGGCCAGTTTGTAGAACCCGTCCACAATTTGCTCGATGCCAGAGCCCCAGGCGGTCACGTTGCTGTGGTGGACCATGACCGGAGGCACGTCAAACCAGCGGCAGATTTCTTCGACGGTGAATTTGCGGGTTTCAAGCAGCTGCTGGTCTTCGGGCGACATGCTGAGCTGCTCGTATTTCATGTTGGCTTCCAGCACATACAGGCGGGAGGTGCTGCCTTCGCTCATGCCGGCAAAGGTGGCTTGCAATTTGGTGCGCTGCTCCGGGCTCAAAACCTTGTCGAGCATGAGCAAACCGGTGGGTTTGCCGCCGGTTCCGAACACTTTTGACGCGGTTTCTTGCGCTTTGGCCGCTTCGTCGGTGGTGGCGCGCATGAATTCGAGTTTGGACAAGCCCACCGTGCCGTTGCCCAGGTTTTTCAGGTGCAGCACGCTGTCAGCAGCCAGCGCGGCGATATCGCTGCCCAGCTGGTACAGGTAGACCATGTTGCCGTCTTCAAGCACCTGCACTTCGACCTGGTCGGCGGGCATGGGCCACAGGGCAATGGCTTCACCGCGGTCATTGCGGTCGATGCGGGCGTAGGCGTTGCCGCGCAGGTCGTGGTTCATGACCATGGCGCGCCAAAATTCAAAAGGCGTCATGCGCGAGTTGGGCGACTCGTGCAGGATCGCGTAAAGCAGGCTGTCGCGGGCCAGCTTCTTTTCGCCGTTGACAGTTTGGTAGGCAAAGAACGGCAGGCTGGCCACGGTGGCAGCGCGCCGGTCAATGCACGACCACACGGTGCTGATCTGCAGCGCGGCATCGGGGCCGATGTTGCCCGCGCCGGGCACCAGCGACACACCGGGCACCGGGTTTTGCGCCCCCGTGCTTTCGCCCAAGGCACCGCCACGGCCGAACCACTTGAAGATCGAGTTAAACACAGTCACCCGCTGATCGGTGCGTTGAGGAAGTCATCAAGGTTTTCCTTTTGTTCGTTGGTCAGTGCCCGGCCCAGTGCCATCAGCATGGCCATGGGGCCGTCTATCTTGTTTTCTGGGCGCTCTTTGGTGGGGCTGCGCAGTTCGTTGAACTTGCTCACCTTAACCACCAGGTTGCTTACCATCCAGGTCATGACGGGGTTGCCGTCAAACTTCAATTTCTTTTCCAGCACCAGGTTCTCGACCTGGATCAGCGGCGGCGTGAAAAACATGGCGCGCTGGGCAATTTCCACCAGCGGCAGACCTTCTTCGATCAGTTTGCTGGCAAAGTACATACTCAAAGCAGGGTCAAATGCGATTTCCTGCATGTCAAACTGTTTGCAGTAGCTGCGCATGTCATCGGCTAGCACGTCAAAGTCGGTGATGTCGCCGTCGGTCACTTGCACGTAGCCGCTGCGGGCCCAGCCGCTCAGGTGCGCATTGCCGCTTTCTTGCACCGCCAGCTCGTTCAGGTACAGACGTGTGAACACGTACCAAACGCCGTCACGCTCAAACACCAGGCAGAGCGCGGCAAAGTCTTTTTTCTGCGCCAAGTCCAGCCCGGCCCAGCATTTCTCGCCTGCAAAATCGCTAATCTGCAGGCTGGTGTCTGCACACCGTTCCCAAGCCCGCATGTCCATCCAGGGCGATTCACCACTGACCCAGACATTCAGGCGCTTGGTCAAAAAGTTGTTGAGCGCGCTGGGCATGATGCTGGCCTTGCGCGAGGCGGCTTCCATGTCGTCGCGCAGCACGCTTACCAGCCAGTTCGGGTTGGCTTTGGCCCAGGATGCCGGCTCAAACGGGTCGTCATCGTCGTCAATGGTGTAAATCACACCAAAAGTGGTCTCATCCGCGATCACCCGGTCCAGCACTTTGGTGATGTGCGTGCGCCGTTCGTAGCAAATGCCGCTGCGATCGGTGCCGGCGGTGGTGATGATCCAGAGCAAACTCTGCTCACGGGCGCCACGGGCGGTGTCAATCACGTCGTACAGGTCGCGTTTTCGGTGCGCGTGCAGCTCGTCCAGGCAGGCAAAGTGCACGTTCAGGCCGTCCTGCGTGCTGGCTTCAGCGGCCAGCGGGCTGAATTTGCTGCTGGTATGCGCCACCGTGATGCTGTGCGACAGGATGGCCACACCCAAATACGTCCGCAAATCGGGCGTGCGCTCAGCCATGCCCTTGGCATCGTCAAACACGATGCGCGCCTGGTCGCGGGTGGTGGCCGCGCTGTAAATTTCTGCGCCCTGCTCGCCGTCGGCCGTCAGCATGTACAAAGCCACGCCGCTCGACAGGGTTGACTTGGCGTTTTTGCGGGGCACTTCCAGGTACACCTCACGAAAGCGGCGCAGGCCGGTGTCCTTGTGCACCCAGCCAAAGATCGTTGTCAGAATGAAGCACTGCCAGGGATCGAGCTCGATCAGCCGGCGCTCGCGTGCCCACTTGCCCTTGATGTGCGGCAGCAGCGCGATAAATTCACAGATACGCGCCGCCCGGGACTCATCAAACACCCAGGGCCAGTCATCACCAGGTGCGCGCGCCAGATCGCCAATCTGCCGGTCAACAGCCAGCCGGGTCCACTTGCACGCCGGTATCTCACCGCTGCTGACGTGCTGCGCATACGTCTGCGCAGCTTGTATAAACGGGTTCACTGCACCAGCTGCGGGCCGCCGCCATTGGCAAACCGCGCAAAGCCTTGTTGTATGGCTTGGCCGTTGGGCGCCGGNTCGATGCCTGGCAGGCTGGGCTGCACATAATTGGACGCTTGCACCCGGCCGCGCGCTGCAGGGCTCAGGCCAAAATGCATCAGGTAGCGGTTGACTTGTTCTCGGTGCGACTTGATCAGCTGCACGATCACGCTTTGCTGGGCGTAGCCGCTGGGTGTCACGCTGTAGCTGGCGGCATAGACGGCGTCAGGGTAGCTCACACGCTCGGTGCCGTCGGCATTGCCTTCGGTCAGTCGGTTGACGATGCCGTTGAAAGCCGTTTCCAACTCCGACAAGCGGCCCACCGCTTGGCAGTACAGCGCCAGGGCGGCACGGTCCAGGCCGCTGATCAGGCCCAGCTCGTCCAGGATCGGCGTGATGCGCTTCCATTCTTTGCGCGCCTCGATGCCCAGGTGCTTGGGCGCGCTCGGGATCTCCACCCGTGGGTTGATGCCCTCGGACAGGTTAAGCGAGCGCTTGCCAGGGTTACCCTCCAACAGCTTGAGCGCGGCAGGCTTCGGAAGTGGGCCGCGTGATCCAGTCATGTCAGGAATTCCTTATCAGGTTGGTTTCAAAATTTGTTTTTGGCGATGGCCGGGGGAGTACCCCTCCCCCCAAAACCCGCGCGCGCAAAAAAAGAGG